TTTTGAAATTCGATCATTTTGACTCCGAATGTATCGACGATATCTTGGTCGGATGATGAACCTAGACCTTTGTAATATTTCTTGTCTATTTTTTTTCCTGGGTTTTTATGATTATATTCTATGACATATTTTTGATATTCTCGTTCGTCGTAGAAGAGAAGTTCGTTTTTCTTTCCTGGTAAGAATACTCTTACGATAGGTGTTTGCATGCTAGTAATAAAAGGTTCTTCTCTTTCCAGGAGAGTAGGAAAAAGAGTGTGTATCATATTCTGGAGGAGACCGGAGATATGAATTCCGTCGCAATTATGAGATATTAGTTGACCGATTCCTCCTTGAAAGGAGTGATTTGATGTTTGTATGTCGTATACGTAGTTATTAGTTTGACTAAGATTGATAATCTTTTTAATAATAAGAGGATCTTTCTGTTGATGTCCTTTCGTTAATACCAATGTATATATATTTGGTTTATCTAGTTTGTTATTAACAGATACGTTATATCCTAAACTTTTACATAGTAAAAACATGCCATGAGATCCGATTTTTCCACAAATATCAAATCTTTCAATACCACATTTCTTTTTTCCTTTTCTATCTCCATCGTAATATCCTTTAAAAAATAATTCTCGTGTTTCAATAGACGAATTTAGTATTTGTTCTGGTATTTTTTTATTTCTATTTTTATCGTAGAATAAGTTAGTATATTTTTCAACAAATTCTTTAGTTTTAATACCACCATTTACGATTAGTTTATATGTATGATTGTGACGATCGTCTATAATTTTAAAGTCATAGTCATAGTGCTTAGCTAAAATATTCAATGATTTTAATAAAAATTCATAATTAGTGTTTGAAATCTGCCATGTTCCAGAAGTTCCATCTACCCAAAATAATCCCATAACGTACGCTTCATCCAGAGACGGAGCATCTGGGTGATGCGTGATATTAAAAATTGGGGGTTCATAAAATTGTGGAAAGCTATGCATCAATTTATCTCCAATTTTACAATCAGATGCGTATATTTCATTACCGTTTTCTGTTATCAGTTTATGATCTTCTGTTACGTCGATTATACCTGTATGTGTTATGATTCTATATATATTTTTAGTTGTTATTTTCCTTCTGATACCTAAAACATTAGTCCATTCATTATTAGACCAAACCTGTAAATCAGACATGGAATGGTCGTTTATCCAGGGTTCTTCTGAACAGTTAATTTGATTCAACGAATCTATCGTTGTTACTCCTATAATTTCATCCTTATTTTTTGTCAAAACAGGAGTATCATGTGCAACACAATCTGCGTCTGTGATAATAAGAACTCGACCGTATCTTAAAGATGTGAATTCATCGTCGTTAGTATAATCGGCGTCGAGTTTAGCACCGAGAGTTTTGATGATATCAGAAACTACAATATTTTTTGCGATAGAAGCTACTTTGGCGTTTCGAACATTTAACACTTTACCCTTGAGACAGAAAATTCCAAACCAGTCTCTTCCAGTTTTTCCAAATGCACCTACTTCAATACCTTTGACTGCGTAAGTTTTAGCAGCAAGTCCCTCAACAAGAATTAATGTACATTCGTGTCCTAATTTACCACCTTCATTATTTGCGGGATCTAGACCGTCGATTTTAACGAAATTTTTCTTTTTTCTTTCAAGTTTTTTGAGTATGCCAAATTCTTTGGATCTTTGAATGTCGTCCATTACTGACCATTTCAACATTGTGTTGATATGCGAGGTTTTGATAGTAGCTGTAACAGGAGATTCTAACCGATGTTTTGATTGTGACTCGAATTCTGGGTTAATAACTTTGACAACGACAAAAATCTTGAAGAATTTCTTGACGTCACCAATGGTGTAAGAGACACTGCTTTTAGGCTTTGTTAATTTTTGAACCAGTGGACGAAAAGCAGCTTCAACCCAAGCATCTACATGAGAACCTCCAAGAGAAGTGTACACACCGTTGACGAAAGAAACGTATTGGAATTGATATGAGGGGATGATAACAACCTGAGAGTCCGGATTACTGATAAAAAGGACGTCTTCTTCCTCATTATTTGAATAAAGCTTTGAATATTCTTTTAAGTTTTTTACTGGGATCAGAACATCGTTAAAATACACGTTAACATTAGTAAGCATTGCAGTATCGACAACATAACGACAGAATAGATCGATGATATCCTGTGTATACCCAGATATTCCGAATTGTTTAAAGTCTGGAATCCAACATACTTCTGTATGTCCTTTTTTCGAAGTGCTATTGCTGATTTCTGGTTCTTTAACAATCTTCATGTTGTTTGTCCATTCTTGAAATAAATTCTTTTTATTGACTGGATCTGAACCATTTACTGCAAAATATTTAGAAAATACGTTTGTTGCTTTGGCACCTACTCCATTTCTACCAGAAATATTATAACGGTCTTCCTCGTCATTATAGTTAGATGATGTAAGAAGTTGGCCGAATATAAGACTGTGATTATAACATTTGTGTTCATTGTCGTATTCAACTGCTATAGAATCTCCGTCGTTCCAAACAGAAGTTGATCCTGTTTCGATATCAACTTTGACTTTGATAGTAGTGCAGGGAGTTTTTGTTTTTTCGCTCCGAGCAACGTTGTCGATCGCATTGGAAAGAGGTTCAATAAATATACGTAAAAGAGCTGGAGAATATGATATAGTTTTCTTGATAATTTGGAAATTTTTATTTACGACTGAAATGTACTCCTCTAGATCTCTTGGTCTAGTTGACCCAATGTAAATATCGGGACGGTGTAACATGTGATCCAAAGGGTCCATTTTGTTATACTTTTTCTTTGATTTTGGTGGCATGTTTATTTTCATATAGAAAATCAGCTTTTAAATTCATTTTTTAATTTCTCTCTTTCTTAATAAATGAGAACGGGAACAAAAATACTATTTTTTTCAATTATATTACCAGCACTAGCATTTTTCCTAATTTATATTATAGCTAAAACATCTAACTGTGTACCTAACTGTAAAAATAAAATATGTGGAGATACAGATGGATGCTCTAGTAATTGTAAAGACTGTCCAACAGGTGGTACATGCAATGGAAAAAAATGTATGGCGCAGTGCACACCTAACTGTGTAGATAAAAAGTGTGGAGATACAGATGGATGTTCTAGTACATGTACATCTTGTCCAGATGGATCTACATGTGATGGAAAAAAATGTCAGATTAAAACAGGAACAGCGGGTATTTGTTATTTTGATATTGATGGTACATTAACAACAGCCACATGTGATACAGATAATCTTGTTAAACAGTGTTTGGATAATAATTTTGCGGTTGGTATTATTACTGCTAGTAATAGAACTATCGAAGATATTTGTGGAAATAGTAGACCTTCATGGATGCCTGATTTATTATGTAAGCAATTTACGAATGATCCCAGATTGTTCAATTCTACAACTTTTGTAGCAGGTAGTAAAACGTTGCCTACTGATTATCCAAAAGGAGAAAATCCTGGATATATAAAAGGTTTTGATATGGAATATGGTAAAAAAACGTTTTATCCTACTGTTCCAGATAAATGTGTAGTATTGTTTGATGATGACACATCGTATATAAACGGTGTCAAAGATTATAACACCAGAAACAAAACCAATTTTGATACTCAGTGTGCTAATACAGGATGTGGTCTTGGAAATCCTTTAGATGAGAATACTGTAAAGAATAAAGTTTCAGAAATGAAAGCAAATGGATGTGTATAAATAGGAGAAGAAATTAATGATGTATTTATTCTGTCTGATTTAACCGACGATAAAAATAACTTATTGTATTTTATAATATGTTGCAGCATTTTCTATTATATATTGCATCACTGTATGTATATGTATCTTGAAATTCAAACTCTTTTATGATAGTACCGTGTTTGATTCCGTTCATTTCTTCAGGTACAATAATACATTTTTCTATATCTTCTAATACTTTTTCCATAGTAATTGTGAATATATTATTTATATTGTGACCAATTTTTGCGGATGATTCTATATAAAAACAGTTATATTTATTAACTAGCTTTTGAGCGTCTTGCTCTGTTACTTGTCTTTTATGAGATAGATCAGTTTTATTTCCTACAAGAATGACGATGGTTTTATTGTTACCGATAGTATAGATATCTTCAAACCATTTCCTTATATCTTTAAAGGTATCATAACGTGTTATATCAAACACTACTACTGCTACGATGGCACCACGATAATAACTACGGGTGATGGATCTAAACATTTCTTGACCAGATGTGTCCCATAATTGTATTTTTACTGTCTGACCATTTTTAGAAAGTAAGGTTTTAACTCCAAATTCTACTCCGATAGTTAAATCGTGTTCGTGATAGAATTGATCGTCTATGAAACGTTTTAAAATACAGGATTTACCACATCCTGTGTCACCAATAATAATATATTTTAATAAATATTTATAAGACATTTATTAAAATACAGGATTTTTTAAATTAAATTTTAATATAGCGGTAATAAAACTGTATATTCAGGTTCTTCTTCTATTTTATATCCTAAAATTTTCACATCAATTGAGAAAGGTTTTCCTTTAATTGGTATACCTTTACTAATAGTGTTAGAATTTCTATATGAATATAATGTAAATGATATAGGAGGTTTATTTTCTGCGTATATACCTACATTGTATCCATTTCTTACCCATGATATAGCGATATCAGATGCTTTCTCGAGATTTTGTGTGTTTTGTGCTAGGTAGACATTGTTGTCGATGTTTAGATTTTTAAAGAAATATGGAGTGTTTACTCCGATTTTTACTTCATCGTATAAATTATATGGTACGTTATTTTCGAATATCCATTTATTGACGGATTCTTCTCCGTATAATATAACTTGTCCATCATATTTAACAAAATCCGTGATATCCATGTAATATTTACTAATAACAGTACGTTCGTGATAATGTTTAATGCTATCAACATTCATATGAGAACTTAATCTAAGAACATATATGAGTCTTTTAATTGTTTCTTCATCACGAACTACTATTTTGCCGCTATCTAAGATAGGACTATCTAATGTTAAAGTTTTTTCAATATGACCATATTTATAGTCAGGTTTAACAATAAAAAAATCTCTGGAAAAATTAGCGATGTTATTATCAGTAATATCGACGATGCTATTAACATTTAGATATGTTGAATATGTCCAGAGTGTATATTCGACTAAATAGCGAGCTATTTTTTTGTTCATGTTATATTGTTGAAGAGCTGATGAGTGTTTTTCTGGAAAACTTAATCCGTATTCTTTTTCTGTAACTCCGAATATTTTATCTTTTGTATCTAGAGGTATAGATACAGTAACATTACCTAAAGTACCGTTAATTTCTTTGGTTATATCCCCAATAACTGTCTGAGATGTAATTTGTATTTCTAGAGTTTCTATCAATTTCATGGCTATATCGATATCTGTTAGATATATTTTTTTGTTGGTTGATTCTCTGACTTTGATTGGTTGTATAGGACTGGTAATAATTGTGATATTTTTCCCTTGGTAATATATGTTTAATCTACGTGTTTTTCCGTATGAGTCTATCCATTGTGATTTAATTTTCACATCTGGATTGATTGGCATATATGTTTCTTTAATAACATTGTTTAGAGCATAAGCTTTTCTTAATCTTCCGTACATATTGCGAATGTTTCTAGCTTCTTCGTATGTGAAAGAATATTGAACATTATTTGTGCTTTTCTTGGTATTATATTTGATTATTAGTTCGCATTGTGGATATTTGGCGTGGTCAGATTCGCTTCCCATGTGTTCGTATATGTAGACACATCTTTTTTTGCTGCGATTTTTATAGTAAGCTTGAAGATGACGAGGTAATATCATTTCACCGTCTAAATATTTTCGAGAAAATAAGAATATATTGCAGTCAAACCGGTCTTCTAATAAATGTACAAATAATCTTGGATCAAAATATACTTCTGGATTTTTAAGCATATTGATAATTTCGTTTATGCTACGATCGTATAGCTCTTGTCTACATAAAGGTACTATACTTTCTTTTGCAAGTGCTAATCTTTCGTCTTCCAATACTTTTTCTATACCATGTTCTCCATAAACTTCCAGTATTTTTGTTTCATCATTCAATGCTTCCATTACAACATTGATAAAGCTGTTTTTACCACTGTGTACTCCTTTTCTAACGTATTCGTATTTAGGATTAGGATCTATGATAACAAACAAGTTTTCCAAATTTAATGGTAATGTTCCGAACTGATCGTGTTTTAAAATCTTATCAGTTTTGATAATGTTATGCTGTTTCTTTTCTCCGGTAACAAGTTCTTTCGATTCATAGTAGTGCATAAATTTAGGTTTATTTTTCTGATTTATTTTATAACAGCATGGAACATATGGATAAATATCGGCATTTTTAAGTTTATTATTTTTGATTCCGACGTATGTAAATTCTGGATTATTACAAACATAGTAATTTTGTTTTTCTCCATCCATCGGAAACTTAAACGCATCTGGATCTTCCGGAATATCTCTAGGGAACTTTAAAACGCTTCTACCATCTGCTTGTGCTTGTATAGCATCCTCTTCGGATATGATTGTGGTCATTCGATCGGGTTTGCAGTTTCTGGTGTAATTAGTAACAAATAATTCTGGTGCTACGTCTGAATGTTTTAATACCGGTTTTTCGACGACTTCGGGTGGAGCTATATCTCCAAAATTGGGAATATAATTTTTATAGTAAGTGATAATATTATCTTCTTTTTCGGCATAACGTATGAATAATTTGCCTAATATTTCCTTGAATATGTCAACCGCTTTGGTGTTGTTTGCTTTGGATACTTTGACACGAATGAACGGACTTCCCGGTTCAAAAAAATCAAGATCGACGTTTTTCATTGTTGGATCTCCTTTAATCATATTCTTTTCAGTTAGAGTGGCATTGATATACCCTGTTGACGGATGTTCGAAGTGAATATAAATACCTGGTTTGATTTTTGTAGCCTTTTCATGATCATCAATCTTGATTAATCTACTAAAGATGGGATCATTCATAACTAAATCAGCAAAAATATATTTGTTTAGACGTAAAACAGGAAAATAAAACACACCGATAACTTTACTTTCATCGATTTGTTTGATATTTACATCAATTTCTTTAAAAACAGATAATGTTCTTTCAGTAAAAACATCTCTGGTTATATTATTTTTTGCGGTGTTTATAGTAATTTCTATCAATGTGTTGCGTGACACTGGATCAACTTTTACTCGAGTAGTTTCATAGTTGGTTATGTTTGTTTTTTGGTTTACCTGTAATATTATATGTTCTTCAGAACTTTCTGTCCATTCTTCTGGTGGAATAAAATCTTGTAGTATTTTATAAAAGTTTTTTGTTGTGCAAAAAGGAACATTAGAATTAAGATGGATAGAGTTAAACAATTCTAGTAAAGATAGGTCTTTTTGTTCTAAAGTTATAATAAAGTTGATATGTTCAATTTCAAAGTCTGTATATGCAGATGACTCTTCTATTTTATCATATTCATTGAATAACTCAATTGTTTTTCTGACTGCTTCTTTATTTGCTTCTATACGATCATCGTTATACTTTTTAAATGAATTTGTTTCTTTCCAGACGCTGTGTATTATATTTTTGGTAAGATATATTTTTTTTGCTTCTAGGTCTTTGCCTATAGTATCAAGAGGTAGTTTTCCTTGAATATTAACATCTTTTTTTAGGTTTTTATTATATGATAGCCATAGTTTAATAATATCTTTACCTTTATCATATTTAATTTTACCAACCTTGGACTGTATATCAGTAAATAGATCAACAACTGATGTAGATTTTTTGCTAGAATTCTTTATTTCTGATAATAAATCTTCCACAATAATATTACTTTTTTTATTCCTTAATTCTATGTCAGTAACATCGTTGGTAAAGTATAAATAGTGCTCAAGAGTATTCATGGTAGCTGCTACTCGAGATTTGAAGGATTGTATGCTGTCTAGTTCATATATTTTGAATTTTTTTCCGTTAACACGAACCATATTTATTTAATGATTGTAAATAAAAATAGATATTTCTTATAAAACTAACTTAGATTTTTTCTCATCCAATCAATATTTTGACATAATTGCAACTATGGTTTGCTTATTCGCTTCGCGAACCCTGCTTATTCGCTTCGCGAACCCTGCTTATTCGCTTCGCGAACCCTGCTTATTCGCTTCGCGAACCCTGCTTATTCGCTTCGCGAACCCTGCTTATTCGCTTCGCGAACCCTGCTCCGCAACTAGGTAATTGATATATTTATATTGTTATACATTGGTCATATAGTCGTATTTCTTATTATCTCAAAGAACTTGAAAATGTTTGAAGAGATCCTAGATCAGATCGCATACTTTGAAGAATTTACTGGCATCTTTTTCGGATTAATCACCGTAGGAAAGGATAATAGCTACAACGATTTGTGTTGAAGAGTTTGCGAGTTTTTGCTAACTACAATCCATTTGACCACAAAAGCAAATACTTATAAGTATTTGCTCTAAACCTTTCTAATTATAAACACCGTATTTTTAAATTTTAAAAATACAATTCTATTTTTTACATTTTCATCATAGCACTAATTATAATAATAACTAGTAGTGCTATCAATGACATCATTATTATAGTTTTTGCGTCAAAAAAATGTTTTTTAGGACAGGCATCAACATCAGTATTTGGACAACAATATACTTTACTATTACTTTTACAAGGAGCAGGAGGCATTAAAAGTTTTATGTTATTTGGATCTGTAAAAAAATCTGAGATGCTTTTTGGTGTAGCCCATACTGATTGAGGTACGCACGGAAACAATCCTGTTGGAAGAATATCTTTTAGAAACATAACGTTGTCACCAGATGTTATTTGTCTAGGATACATAATATCGTGACTGGTGGTATCGGTAGGCTTAAAATATGCATTTATCAAGAACTTTGTACCAGCCGGTGCCTCTTGTAAAATAAACCCAGCCACAATAGACCCTATATTCTTCTTATTTAGAACTAATATATGATATTTAGATTTTTTATTAAACTCTATATCAAGAACATAATAATCAGTTACTTTAGTAAGGGGAACGACGGGATCGGGATCCCCACCAACACCAAGTTTTTGAAACAAACTTTCAGCGGAACTCGGCAATCCAGTATGAGTGTTTCCATTTGCTGTATTCAAAAAAGCAGGAAATCCTGAAAATTTACCATTCGCTTCGGTATGAGATTTCTTATGAATTTTACCATTATCAATATATGGTTTTAATAGTTTTTCAGCTTTATCACAAAAACCGCACTTATTCATTGAAAAAAATATAATAGTCATTTATTTATTATAAATAAAATATTTATTCATCGAAAAAATAGTATCATTTATAGAAGTTAGGATCTGTTAACTATTTTTAATATATAGCATCTATATTGTATTACTTACTAAATCTATCATTAACTTTTTATGTCTCATAGATCCTTTATGTCTTTTAATAGAATAATGAGAAATAACCATACCACATTCACAAGTTTCTTTTTTACTCCTTTGTACAGCTATCTTGTTTTTATAATTTTCTTTATAATATTTAGATCTATCATTTAATATCTGTTCTTTATTATCCTTATAAAATTCCTTGCTTTTTTCCAATATATGCTCCTTATTTTCTTCATAATATTCCATAACATTCTCTATAACAGCTTCCTTATTTTCTTCATAATACTTTTTATGTTTTTCAGATATCTTATCTACATTCTTATCATAATAATCTTTTTTTATATCTCTCAACATCTCCTTATTATCTTCGTAATATTCATGCATTTTTTCCTTAATTTCTTCCTTATGTTCTTTTTGATATTTTTCATTTCTTTCTTTTTGTTTATCCTTATCTTCAAATAATGTTCTTTTCGGGTATATAGCATCGTTAATATCCTCATAGAATTTTAAACATTCATCAAATGTTTTAGTAAACAATGTTATATCATACGATTTAGGTAACTCAAAAACATCTCTACCGGCTTTGCAACGATACTTTTCTAGTTTCATTAATATAACAGATTCTATTATATCCATAAATTTTGAATTTTTACATGGTCTATAGTATATAACTTTAAAATCATGTAATTTATTATGATTATAATTTTCTTTTCTCTTAGATAAATCTGTAGCTTTTCCTACCGTATATTCTCTCACT